CTCGACGCAGTTTTCTAGCATCTGTACGCACGGTTGACAATCCTCTGCGCTTAAGGTCAGACTTATAGGCATTATACTTAGACATAAAATCATCATAGCCTTTATTAGCATGTTTGACTTCTTCATCTGCTTTTTGGCTTGCATCTTTCACTTCCTCCTCCAGTTTTTTAATTTTGGTTTTTGACATCATATCCTTTAGGAAGGAGATTATGAAATCTACAATCCATTTAATGAGCGTCCGCAAAGTTAACTCCAATTTCAGCCGGAGCCTTAAGAGGCAACGACAATTTGTAAACATTTTCCATCAAGAACTGCACAGTCTTTTGCCACTGCTTAGCCTCTGACTTTGGAACTCTGACAATAATCTGGTCATGAATTTGAGCACAGACATGTCCATCGACACCTTTACGTTTTAGTTCTCTTGCAATTGCTATACAAGCTCTGTTGGTTATCGAAGCTGCTAAACTCTGTATCTGAAAGTTCTTACCATTATTAAGATAGTTAATCATTTCTTTTCTAAGAAACTTAACTTGGTTATACCTTCTAGGGTCATCATTAAACTGTTTCCAAATTTCTAAAGAATCTAGAATATAGTCATGATGTCCTTTCCAAATCTTTGGTGCTTTTGGCATATGTCTGATCCTACCTGCCTCTGAAGCTACCTGACCTACCTTTTTAACTTTCTCATCGGTTTCTTTCATCCATGACTTTAGATCAGGGTATGCCTCTAGATAGTTTGATACTAGGATCTTAGCATCTGATTGTTTGATGTCTAACTGTTTCGAGAGTCCGTAGGCTTCAAGCCCATAGGGGATGCCGAGGCTATAGGCTTTTGCCTTTTGTCTAAGTTGTTTGTTGACTTTACCGAGGTAATTGTCACTGCTTTTAACTGCTGAAACTCCATCGAGCTTTTCAGTAGCAATAGCGATTGTAGAATAGAAGTCACGACCGGAACGAAAAATATCCTTAAGTCGTTCGTCTCCTGAAACATGAGCAAAGACATGAGGCTCAAGAGACTCGTAATCACTGTCAATAAAAACATAATTTTCTCCTGCGATAAAAAGTTTTCTAATTTCATTGTTGTATTTCCTAACTAGTTCAGAGGCTTGATTCTCCTCCAAAGGTCTTGGTAGTTGTTGTAGGTCTGAACCATAACGCCCACTAACTGTTTTATGTTGTTGAAAAGATGGATAAAATACTCCATCCTCCTGACTGTCTAGTATTCTATCTATGTAAGTTCCCTTTATCTTGTTTAATTTATTGTAGTCTCTTAGTAACGAAGCCCATTCATACTTGTTTGCCATAGAATCTAAGAAGTTATCATCTACTTGAGGATTACCTTTTTCAGTTTTTGATAGAGGTTCTTCTCCTAAGGTCTCGAAGAATAGTTTCTTTAGATGATGCTTAGATGATAAATTAAACATGTAACCATCTACCATAGTATTCTGTATTTCTCTAACTACATCATTAGGTAAGTATTCTCCACCTAATAAGAATGTTTTATAAATAGAGTCCTCAAGGGACTCCAGAGCCTTCTTTGATAATGAGAAAGCTCCAGAGCCAGTTTGAGGTAAGGACAGGTTTGCATACTTTACGAGGGCTTGGGCAAACGGACCTGTCCTTCTAGGTGGAAAGTTCTTCCATAGATACCAAGGCTCAAATACTTTTTCTAACAAGGGGGAAATCAGAGTTTGTATTTGGTTCTCTAACTTAGCTATATCACCTTGGATATTAACCTGTAATTGCTCTAGGTTCTTGACATCTACTGGAATACCTTTCAACTCCATCGGTATAGTTACATTTTTATATAATGGCATAACTTCGTCATCAAAGAAAAACTTCTCAAGTTTCTTATCCATTTTAGTTACGAAGTTAAACGCTAGTCTAAAAGTTAAATGACAATCCTGAATACAGTATTTGCCCATTATGTCTTTATCTGCTTTATAGTATTGTGTTTTAGTTCCACCATTAACTTTGATGGATTCGAATAAGTCTTTTTGTTCTTTCTTCTCTTGGTCTCCATAGATTTTAACACCTACTTCTTTCAAGCCAAATGGAAACCATTCATCTATAGTATGTTTTCCTAACATCCCTTCAATATAAAGACTATCGGTCAAGTCTATGTCAAAAAAATGATAGGTGAACCTTATATCAAAAGAACCATTCCACATTATTAGTTTTCTTTTTTTTAGTAGCCTTAGTATTACTAAGCATTCTTCCTTTGATAAGGCTTGTTTCATTTCTCCATTTTCATAATATTGGTGACAAAAATAAAAGCCCTTAAGACCATTAGAAATACCAAATCCAATAATCTCATCTTTACGAACATTAAGACCTGTAGTCTCAATATCATATGCCCATTCCTTTGTCATGCCATTGAGCATGTTGATAGCCCTCTCATACTCTTTGTGGTTTGCATCTGTAATTACGCTCATAGTACCTCCTTAATCGGGTTTGAGCAATAAAGGGGGACATTATAGCCCCCCAAGTATTTATTCTGGTTTATCTACTAGAACTTTAAAATTATGTGCCATTCGACCTTCCATCTTACCTTTTTCTATTTTGCTTTTACCTTCATAGCTAATCTGCACAAAGTCTCCAGCGTTGACTCTTTCCATTTGGTATCCAAGGTTTCCTGCACCGTTTAAGATAATAGTCTTTCCTTTATCAGCACTAAACTTGTAATCTAGTTTATTATTGTCAAAAGCATTTGGCAGTGATTCTACGAATGTAGCCTCCAGTAATATGCCAGGTTTTTCTAGTTTAGATGGTCTGATAAATTCAATGTTTCCTGTTTCTATAGGCGATACGAAGTTTCTTTTCTTTGCTGTCATGTTAATCCTCCACTTCAGGTGACATCACGCTCATTAGAGAGTCGTGAATTAGTTGTAATTCTTCCTCACTCAACTTATTGTGAGAGAGTTTGTACTTTAGAGCGTTGACCTCATCCTCTAAAATCTCTAACTGTAAATCTAATAACTTAACAATCTTATCTTGTAAAGAGTCCTCTGACTTCTTTATAAGCTTAAATGCCATTTTCTTAAAGTTCTTTTCTGTTTCTTTTTCTTTACTCATTGTTTAGCTCCTTAAGCTCATTCTCTGCTTTTTCTATTAGCTTGTCAAGTATTTTTGACTGATTATATAGATTATATTGAGATTCATCTTTTTTCAATAGCTTGTAAATGTCTATTATGGACTTTAGTTCTTCTTCTCTCTCAGACATTAGACCTCCAAAATTTCATAGTCTGTTATAGGTTTAATCTCTTTTTCATTATCCCATTTACCAGATTCCATACAGCCTTTGTAGATTTTAACTGCATCTAATACTTTCTTTCTACCTTTTCCTAGAGTAGCCTCTGATACTTTATAAACTTCACAAGTATGAGTTCTTTTTCCTAAAACTATAAAGTAGAAGTCAAACTGTTTATCATACCGTCTAGAAAACAAATCAGTATAAAGAGCAGCACTAAGATCATACCCATACTGCTCTACTGTAAACTTAAAAGTATCAACATCTGGATCGGAGGCTGTAGTCTTAACATCGGCTATGAAACCTTTTTCAATATTAATAATGTCAGCTCTGACCTTAAGTGGAACTCCTAGCATTTCTGCAAACAAAGAAAACTCTTTATCTGCTCCTTCTACTAGATCAACTGCCTCTGGTCTTTTCTTATATGACTCAACCCAACTTTCTACTTTTATTTTTTGGGTGTTGGACAAGATGATTTTTCCTGAGTCTTTGTGCTCTGCTTCGAATGCTTTCCATTCTTTTCCTGCTTTTCTGTTACCATCAAAGAATACATATTCTTCAGGCACAAGATGAGGCTCAAGTATAAGAGAATGAGTATAATTACCCTCATCTAAAAACGCTCCTTTTAATGGTTCTCGTTCTCCTAGGATCTTTTCCTTATAGAACTGGTTAGTGTCTTTTAGTAACATCTTTAGATTAGATGAACTAAGATGCTTTTGCTCTGAATGATAAGCATCATTACTTAGTGTTTTGTAAATGCCCTTGTATTCCATACTACCTCACTTAACAGGACAAGCCCCTGTTGCACATTCGAAGCTTCCTTTTATATCCTCTTCGTTTACTTCACAATTTGTTATTGGCTTTACTGATTTTACCATATCCTCATACTTTTGTCTATCTATTTCTTCAAGTGGAGCCTGATCAAAACCATGCTCTGAATGTAGTAGGAACGAAACAGTCTTTAAGTTATTGTTATAATTAGAGTTTAACCACTCTTTTATTCCATCTAGTTCTTCTTTTCTATAATAAATAGTCACGGAAACAGAATTATCAGACCACTCGGTTTGTAATTTTTTCACTAGCTCTAACTGTTCTAAAGCCTTCATGTCTTTTGAAACCACTGTGTTCTCTGGAAACTTACATGGAAACTCTACTACTACAGTATTGGTATCGTCTGAACCATCAAAGTTTCTTTGGAACTCGACCTTATATCCATTCTGTTTACATACTTGAACTAAGGCACTATCTGAAGCCATACGTATTCTTCTTATATGATAATGACTATAACCTGGATGCGCCCCTGGGGTTACACCTGATAGTAAACTTAATGTGCCAGAAGGTTTAACAGTAGTTAATTTAATACTAGGTGGAAACCCTTTTTCTTTTGAATAGTGAACATCAAAATCTCTTAGTTCTTTGTATGTTTTTTCTAACCAAGATTGTTGTTCTTCCGTAGCCATACAGTAACCTGTGATGCCTATACCCATTCTCATATTCTTATGAACTATATCCTCTGTTTCTTTTGCATGACATGGTAAAGCCAACGAGTGTTTATTGATTCTATATAAATAAATAGCTACTTCTATCAACTCTTCTTGAGATTTAATGTTTGGTAAATGAATCTCTGCTAGACAACATGTTTCAAACGGTGCCAAGCTTTGTTCAGCGCATGGATTATATCCTGCAACATCTGGGTCAGGATAGTTTGTATCTCCTGTCCTTCCAATCTCTCTAGATAGTTTAAGATTGATGAGACCGTATGGTTCACCATTTCCATTATATCCTTCCCAAAACTGTTCGGGTAAAAGTGTGATATCGTTGCATACAACACTATTGTTAGACATAGCCCTCCAGTTAGGTATGCCAAGATCCCAACGCTTCGCCTCAAGGTATTGAATATCATCATAGTCCCCTATTGCTATTTGTGCGCTCCTACGCACGTTTCCTGCTACTACAATATAACCTATTATGTTCATGATGTCAAGACAATCTATGGGTCTAGCTTTTTTTCCTGCTCTTGAGTTGAGTAGTTTACTAATTTCTCTAATTCCCCAACATAATTCTTCAGGTCCGCTAGCAACCCCCCCAAAACCTTTGATTGGAGTTCCCTTACCTCTGACACAGATGGTGGAATAAGTAAATCCTTCTCCTGTGATAAAATGAGATTCGAGAGTTTTTCTAAGGAGTTTGACCCAGCCTTCTCTTGAATCCGGTACAATAAAGTCTGCATCATTTGTATCTTTCCTAACAATTCTAACTTTTCTTTTAAGCTTAGGAAGTTCATAAACGTATTCCCTTTGGATATTATATCCTACTCCTGACCCTAACATAAGAGCATCCATAGCCCACGTAAAAGGTCTTATTGGTTCGTTAACTACGGTAAAGGCACAGTTTTGTAAAGACATCAAACCTAGTCGATCAATGGTCTTAGTCCCTAACTGCCACATGAATCTACCTGCTACTGAACCTTTTAGACCGAGAAGTATTTCTTTTAATCTCTTCTCTTCCTCTGGACTAAATCCAACCTTAAGTTGTTTATCACTAGCTTTTACTATTCTGTCTACAGTGTTTTCAAACTCTTCCGTTTTTGAATTAGC